CAATAATACGAGTAAATAAATATTCATATGGATAATAAACCATGCTATCACATGGCACATAAAGACCTGCTTGAGCCATAATAATACAAATACCAATTGATTTAATTAGACTTGTCTTTCCAACAGCATTTGTTCCAAACAATAAAATACCTTGTGGTTCTATACCTAATTCAATATCATTTGTAACATATAATTCATTCTTTTCTAAATGTTCTATTAATACATGTCTCAATCCTTTCATTTTTACAAAAGATTGGTCTGCTTGTTGAATTATTGGTCTACAATATTTATACATAGTTGCCAATTCACATTTTGTATTTAATAAATCTAATTTTCGAATACAATCTACTATTTTATCAAATGTAAAACATGCCGCTATTTGATACATAGAATCATATACTTCATTAAACTTATTCATAAACATATCATTTGATGAATTTGAATTTTTAAATAATTGTTTTATTTGATCTGATTCAATAGATACAGTTGTCCCATTATATTCTGAATAAGTAAGTTCTCCATCAAATAAAAATGATTCTGTTTTTTTACTGTAACTAGAGACAAAAGATATCTCTCTTGTAAATATTTTCTTTTTCAATGATTCACTTCTTTTCTTAGTAATCAATAAAAAAGACATATTATTTGTTTCATGAACTTTGATTGCATCTTTGGATTTTTTATCAATGAATGAATACACCCCATTTAAATGATCTACAATCGCTGTCAACTTTTCTTTTGTCTCTATTTTATTTTGTAAAGCAATATCTAGAGCAGCATTTGTACCTTTATTAATTAATTCTGTTGTATCATATTTATCAAATTGTGTTGAATTAATTTGTTTACATATGTCCATATTGAAAAAAGCTATCAATTTCTGATGTATCGTTCTAATATCAATGGTTGTTTTATCCTCTTCTACATATTGTTTAATACGTGGATCAAGAGTTGAAAATATATCTAAAAGAATTGTACCACATTCATATAAATAGTAATAATCGCATGGTGACGCTTTTTTGTGAATAATCTTACGAATAATTTTTTCAATGTCTTTAATTTGGAGGCAACATACAAACTTTTGTGATAAAGCGTGTTCAATAAGAGAATAAGATTCTTCTAATAGTTCCGGTTGTTTAATTGGATTCAATAAAATATGATTCATAAATCGTTTACCAACTGATGTTCGACATGTATTCAATAATTTTATTACACTAGAAAATGCGCCATTATAATCACTTTCTAATACATTAAGTTGTTTCAAAGAATGATTTGCTAATAAAAGATTGTTATTTTGATTATCAATTAAAGGTTCAGAAATTTTGTTTGTTAATGCTGGATTATGTTCAAACACATAATTCAATAAAAAGCAAAAAGATTGAAAGGCAATGCTTTTCTCAAACAAAGAATCCATGAATGGTGTTTTTGAAATAGAATAAAATGTTTTAATAATTTCATTTTGATAATGTTGTCCCTCACACAAGGATGCCTGTTTTGATAATGCGTCATCATTTTTCAAACAAATTTTTACTATTTTTTTACTTTTGATACCAATATAATGGATAATACTATCAATTGTATCTTCATCTGAATAAATAAAAATAATTTCAATTGGGTTATAAATAGAAACAAAATTTTCAATATTATCATAAGTAGATGGGTTATGATAATATAATTGTTCAAATTCAAATACATTTGTTTTTCCTGTATAAATATCAATATTAGAGACACCAAATATGATTTGTTTATTCATTGAGGTTGTTTGATGAATCCATATACATGAAATATTATTTGATAATTTTACTTCATCTTCAATAAATGTAGTACCAGGGCTATAAATAGCAAACTCTTTTCTCTCTATAATTCCATTTTTTTCTTCTTGATTAAAAAGGACAGTTGTATAAGAAGTTTCATTCAATTTTTGAATATATTTATCAATCATATAATCACGAAATCCTGCCATGAAATATTCATTCTTTTGAGCTATTTTCAAATCACATAATTTAGAAAAATACAACATATCTGGATCTGTATCCTTTGATGAATACACCTCATAAAAACTTCCAACTTGCATTAATAAAAATGTGTTCCCATATTTTGCTTTGTACTGTTCTAGGAGAGAAAAGTAACTCTTTATAAGAGCCATTACTATTCATATATTTTTATCTCTAAATAATAATAGTATATTGTATCTTACTTAATAAATATACTATAGAATTATACAATATAAATAACTAGTATTATTATCACCAACAATGTGAAATAATTTATAAATAAAAATAGTACATTATAATATGAGCGATACTACAGATTTAAGTATTATTATTTTATTATTGGTTATATTGATAGGATATGTTACATATGTAAGAAATTTGATCAATGCTAAATATGATGTAAATAGTACAAAATGTGACCCTCTTAATCTATTTTTAAAATCAATTAATTCTGATTCAGGTGAAGGCATAAATGATTTTGCGGAATGTGTTCAATTACTGAATCCAAATACAAATCCTACCGGATCTACAGTGAAATAGATATGATTATTGACTATTAACTCGTGTGATATCAAATAGTTTATAATAAATGAATATTATATGGAAGAAGAGATCAAACGAATAGTAAATAAACTTAATGCTTCGGATGATTTCAATTTATTGCCATTTATTATTTTAGCAATATCTATTATTATTATTACAGTATATCTTATCAAAATAGAAATACATAGTAATGGAACAAATTGGGAATTGAATAAATGTAATTCAAAATATGTATTTTTTTCAGGATTTTTGAATCCACAAGGAGAAAATGGAGCAAAAAAAACAATTAAAAATTTCCAAGAATGTATACAACGATTAAGTTAAGAATACATATGTAAAAAACTTTTGTTTTCTTCTAGTTTAGGTAATAATTCATCTACTATTTCTTTAGTTATGGTAAGTGGAAATGATATAGTTATTGCTTTATTATTGAATAATTGAGTATTCGGTTTTAAAAGTCTATACAAATTGATTTTACTAAAAATAGTTTCAATATTTCTTTTAAGATTTCTTACACCTTTTTCTGATTTTGTACGTTCTATAATATATTGAATAATAGAATCAGATAAATGAACATCATATAGATTTATTTCTTTTGAAACAGTTGGCAATATAAAATTTCTACATATTTCTATTTTGTCTGTAGTATTATATCCATTTGTCTCTATTACATACATTCTATCTTTCAAAATACTGTTTACAAGACTTTCATCATTGAAACTGAATACAAATAAACATTTACTTACATTAATATCGACTTCAGAAAAGTATTTATCATGAAATTCATTATTTTGTGTGGAATCAATCAAATGTGTGAGTATTCCAATAATTTCATTACCTCTATGTGAATCACTTACTTTGTCCAATTCATCAAAAAATATAATCGGATTATCTGATTTACATTGTATTAATATATCTGAAATTTTTCCATAATCACTTCCTTCATAGGTATAAGAATGTCCAACTAAAAAACTTCCATCACTCGCACCTCCTAATGTAATAAACGCAAAATCTCTTCCTAGCATTTTACTCAATCCATTTTTAATAAGTGTTGTTTTTCCTGTACCCATTGGTCCTTTAAGACCAATCGCATTTCCAATAGAAGATGGATTTGAAATTAATTGGCCAACAAATTGCATGATCTGCATTTTAGCATCATTAAGTCCATATACAGAATCATTTAGTATTTGTTTACATTGTTCCATATAAGCCTGACATTTTTCTGTTCCATCACTAATAGATATTGGTATTCTTTTAGAATTCTCAAATGGAAGAGACAAAAATGCTTCAATCCATTTTTTTAATTTATGATATTCCCCATCACATGGATCCATTTTTTCAAATATATTTATTTTTTTTAAAGCAACAATTTTGAATTTCAATGAAATATTTTTGTTCAATAATTGTATTCTATATGGTGTATTTATTTCTGTCATCATTTTTAATAATGATAAATCATCTATTATTTTCATTTGTGCATCATATGGCATTCCATCAAAATAACTAATTTCATCCACATTCACATGTTCTATTAATGATCTATATGTAGATGTGTTTTTGTTTATTTTGTTTATTATAAAAAGTTCTTCCTTTTTTCGTTTTGGCATATAATATACTCATTCAATATTTATTATAAAATTGAATGAATATAAAAATATAATTAATCTATTAAAGAGGATGACTTCCAAAACTCCTTCAAAGATTATTGGAATTCAGTTTAGTATATTAAGCCCTGAAGAAATAGAGAAATATTCTGTTGCTGAAATCACAAATAAAGAGACATATACTGGTATCAAGCCTAAGATTGGCGGTCTATTTGATCCACGAATGGGTGTTTTAGAACCAGGTATGATTTGTCCTACAGATGGACAAAATTATATTGATTGCCCAGGTTATTTTGGTCATATTAAATTAGCAAGGCCTGTATTCTATATTCAATACTTAGGAACCATTCAAAAAATATTGAAATGTGTATGTATTAAGTGTAGCAAGTTACTTATGAACAAAAAAATGTACATGAATTTATTGAATTATGAACCGCAGCAACGATGGGACGAAGTGTTTTCATTATCTAATAAAATCGATCGATGTGGTAAAGAAAGTGAGAATGGATGTGAATGTTTACAACCAGAAAAAATTAAAAAGGAAGGATTTGCTACACTTATTGCTGAATGGTCTAAAGCAAAGGATGATGAAGGAGAGAATAAATTGACGATGAAATTGACACCAGAAATTGTATTAAAAATCTTCAAGAAGATTACAGATGAAGATGTTAACTTTATGGGATTTTCAAGTACATGGTCTAGACCAGAATGGATGGTTTGTCAAACATTCGCAGTTCCTCCACCAAGTGTTCGGCCATCAGTAAAACACGACTCACAACAAAGAAGTGAAGATGATTTGACACATATAATTATTAATATTATTAAATACAACAATACTCTTAAAGAGAAATTATCTATTAAAGGTGTCAATTCTAAAATTATTGATGATTGGACATCTATTTTACAGTATTACATTGCGACCATGGTTGACAACACATTACCTGGCGCATCACCTGTAACACAACGATCTGGTCGTGCTCTTAAATCTATTACTGAGAGGCACAAGGGAAAAATTGGTCGTGTGCGTGGTAATTTAATGGGTAAACGTGTTGATTTCAGCGCGCGATCAGTGATTACACCAGATCCAGAACTCTCTATTACAGAACTTGGCGTTCCAATGAAAATCGCAATGAATATTACCAAACCTGTATTTGTAAATGAAACAAATATTCATTTCCTTACCTATTTAGTAAAACAGGGACCTGACATTTATCCTGGTGCTAAAATTCTAGAAAAAGAAAATGGTGATAATATTTCATTGCGATATGTAGATCGTGAGAACATCAAACTAAAGGTTGGTGATACTGTTCACCGTCATATGTTGAATGGTGATTATGTATTATTCAATCGTCAACCAACTCTTCACAGAATGTCGATGATGGCACATATTGTTCGAGTCATGCGAAAGGGCGATACATTTCGAATGAATGTTGCTGATACAAAGCCTTACAATGCTGATTTTGATGGTGATGAAATGAATATGCATATGCCTCAAAATGATGAGGCTGAAATGGAGTTAAAACATTTAGCTGCGATCAAGTATCAGATTATTAGTCCAGCAAATAATAAAAGTATCATTGGTATTTTCCAGGATTCATTGCTTGGATCATATTTATTTACACGGCCAAATATTGTATTTGATAAGAAAGAAGCGATGAATCTTCTATCTAAAACAACTAAATTATATCCTAAATTCTTTGATAAAGATAAAGAATTTTACACATCGTTTGAACTATTATCTACTATTTTACCACCAATTACCATGAAATATAAAAAGGATTCTTTCAAGGCATCTGATGTGTATGAAACATCCAATCATGTAGTTGAAATTGTAAATGGTCAATATCTAAGAGGACAATTAGACAAGGACACCCTTGGTGGTGGTGGCCGAGGTTTGATTCAGCGAATCAATAGTGATTTCTCTGCTACAGAAAGTCAGTTGTTTATTGATAATCTACAAGCAATTATTACTGAATATATGAAAACAACTGGTTTTAGTGTTGGTATCAGTGATTTGATTTCAAATGAAACTACAAATCAGCTTATTAATGAAAAAATTGCTACTAATAAAAAAGAGGTAGCAACCTTGATTGATCAGCTTCATTTAGGTATTCTAGAAAACAAGTCTGGACGAACAAATGAAGAGTATTTTGAATATCAGGTCAATAACATTTTGAACAAGGCATCAAATGACGCCGGAAAAATTGGTATTGAACATTTGAGTAAAGATAACAGATTTGTTACAATTGTAACATCTGGTTCAAAAGGTAATACATTGAACATTTCTCAAATGATCTCTTGTTTAGGTCAACAGAATATTGATAATAAACGTATTCCCTATAGTTTTCCAAATCGTACTTTGCCTCATTTCAAACAATTTGATGATAGTCCAAGTGCTCGTGGATTTGTAGAAAATTCATTTATTAGTGGTTTAACTCCGGAAGAGCTATTCTTCCATGCGATGGGTGGTCGTATTGGTTTAATTGATACAGCTGTAAAAACCAGTCAGACAGGTTATATTCAAAGAAGATTGATTAAAGGACTTGAGGACATTTATGTATCTTATGATCGAACTGTTCGTAACAATAAAAACAAAATTGTACAATTTACTTATGGTGGAACAAATTTTGATACGATACATATTGAAAATGTTAAATTTGATTTATTGACAGATACAATTGGATCTATTTATGAAAACTATAATTATGATTATAAGCGTTCTGTATTAAAGCTCAAATTCAATAAAAGTGCCCTTGGTCGTTTCAATGATCAAGTTAATAGTTTGAAGGAACGTGTAAAAAAAGATATTGATCGAATGATCGAAGGTCGTAATACATACATTCATTCTGTTTCAGAATACAGTGATAAAAATACGATTTATTTACCTATTTCATTCAAACAAATTGTAACAAATGTAAAAGAACAATTGAACATTCACGCAGGTTCATTAAGTGATGTAACTCCATTAGAATGTTATACATATTTGGATAAATATTATAGTGAACTAGATCGTATTTATAAACCATGTTATATGTTCAATCTTGCGTTCTATTATTATTTAAATCCTAATAAATTAGTATATGAACATGGATTCAATAAAGATGGAATTAGTTTCCTATTAGAGAAAGTGGTACTTATGTACAAAACATCTCTTGTAAATCCTGGTGAAATGGTTGGATTAATATCAGCACAATCAATTGGTGAACCTACTACACAAATGACACTCAATACATTTCATTATGCTGGTGTATCTAGTAAATCTAATGTTACTCGTGGTGTACCTCGTATTGAAGAAATCTTAACTCTAACTGATAATCTTAAAAATCCATCTATTACTATCTTCTTGAAAAGAGAAGATGAGACAAATGTAGACAAGGCATATGAATATATTTCTAGAATTCAACACACTAAAATGAGCGATATTGTATTAAAATCAGAAGTATATTTTGATCCAGATGAATTAACCACACTTGTTACATCAGACAAAAAATTGGTTCAAGAGTATAATGAGTTCAAGGATATCTTAGGTGATTGTGTAGAAGAGGATGATAAAAATTACAATAAATGGATTTTACGATTGACTTTAGACAAAACACATATGTTAGAAATTAATATTACAGTAGAAGAAATACATTATGTATTAACCACGATTTACAATGATTCTATTACATGCTTCTATAATGATCTTAATGATGAAGAATTGATTTTCCGAATTCGATTGAATATGAAAAATAAATCTAAACCAGCAAGTTTAGATGAAGAGGATCATATCTATATGGTAAAAAGTTTTCAGGATGATCTATTACATAATATTGTTTTACGTGGTGTAGATGGTATCAAACAAGTTCATTTACGAAAAATTAATGGCTATATGAGCTACAATAGTGAAACTGGTGATTATGACAAAAAAGATATTTGCGTACTTGATACGTTTGGAAGTAATTTATTAGATATACTTTCACTTGATTATATTGATTCAGATCGAACATTCTCTAATAATATTATTGAAACCCAAAAAATATTAGGTGTAGAAGCCGCACGAAAATGTTTATTCAATGAAACTATTGATGTAATTGAGTTTGATTCTTATATTAATCATCACCATATTGCCATGTTGTGTGATAGGATGTCATATAACAGTAAGATGACATCGATCTTTAGGCATGGTATCAATCGTGATAATATTGGACCAATCGCAAAGGCAACATTTGAAGAAACAACTGAAATATTCTTGAATGCTGCTAAACATGGTGAATTGGATGAAATGCGAGGTGTATCATCTAATGTTATGTGTGGACAAGAAGGATTTTATGGAACATCGGCATTCTCTGTATATTTAAACACGATTGAAATGGAAAAATTGTCAGAACATCAAGAGTATGATGAAGAGGATGAAGACATATTTGAAATGTTGAAACAAACAGAAGAAGGTTGTTCTACTGAACAACTAAAGATTCAACACAATGTAATATCAAATGTAAATAAAGTAGAAGATAATGAATATGTAATGGATCTATAATGTTAGAGGATAAGGATTCATAGATGTCGTAGATAAGGAAGGACTAGGTAAATTGAGTCCATTAATAAATGATTCTTTTTCTTTATTGATAACATTTTCATATTGTTGAATTCTATTTTTATCATTCATTATTTCCATTGTATTATTATTGTATGTATTTACATTTAATTTTTCTGTATGTTCCTTTAACGCTTTTTTAGCTTCTTCTACTCTATCTGCTTTTTTAGCCTCTTCTATTTGTTCTGGTGTAAGTGGTATACGTCTTTCATTGGGTAGAGATACAGCAGCTGGTGCAGATGTGGGAGCTCCTGAACCAATTTCTGGAATAGAAAATGTTGCCCCCATAATATATGTTATGATAATTTATTTAAATCGTCACCTCATTAAATATTTGACAACCATTTATATTTGAGAATAATCAGCGAAGTGAATTACTAAGAGATTGATATTGTTGAATTTTAATTCTATCATTTTTTATAGCATCAATATCATTATTATATACATGTGTCATTAATTCATCCCTAAAAAATGCTAATTGATCGTCTATCTGATTTTTTTGTTGTTTTTTTTTTGTAATTTCTGTGTTTGTTGTATAAGTCGTTTCTTGTGCTTTTGCGGTATCTTCTGCAATTTTTGCGTCTGTCTCTGCCTTTTTATCAGCAGCATTTTTTGCGTCACTTATCATTTTTTGTCGTCCTTGATCACTACTTTCACTATAAATTGTAGTGATTTGAGATGGAGTCAATATACCATCATATAGTGTAAAATCTTGAATATTAATTTCTCCATTTCCTAGATAAAATGGATCTCCAATATATAAAGTCGCATTTTCTGGAATGGGTCGACGCCCATTAAATATATAAGAATTAGCATAATTATTATTAATATACATAGTAAATACGCTATCATTAAATAATAATGTAATTAATGCTACAGTATTCAATGAAACGCCTGAAAAGTTAGTACCAATATTTGTGGTATTTGTTTCAACTTCTATATAAAATGATGTATCATTTGGATTGACCCACATTCCACATATTCTGTCTCCTTGATTACCAGAATTATTGTATGTATTGGTAATACGAAATAAATTATTATGTCCAACAGTCTTTTCTTTCAAATTATAGATAAATGATATCGAAAAACTATTACTAGGAAGTGTAATACCAGTATTTGTCATTTTCATACTATATCCGTTTTTCACAACTTTATACCAATTTGGATGAGCAGAATTTGACAAAACCCATTTTTTAAAATTTAATTCAATTGGCTCTTTATATAGTTTTATTACATTATTTACATATGTAAAAAATAATACTATTAATAAAAGTAATACTAAAAATATAAATATTTTCATTATACTATATAATTATTTATTTTGAATAATTATATTGAAATACATATCTAATATCTAAATTGATTGTATTTACTTGATTACTTTCTCGAATTATTAAATTTGGTTTTAAGGTCCTGTCATTCCAGTTGATCCAGATGACATAGGTCCTGTCATTCCAGTTGATACAAATGACATGGGTCCTGTCATTCCAGTTGATCCAAATGACATAGGACCTGTCATTCCAGTTGATCCAAAATCAATAGGTCCTGTCATTCCAGTTGATCCAAATGACATGGGTCCTGTCATTCCAGTTGATCCAAATGATATAGGTCCTGTCATTCCAGTTGATCCAAAATCAATAGGTCCTGTTAGAGTAACAGGACTAGGAGAAAGACTACTAGGAGCAGGAAGAGAAAGAGGAACACTTATAGATGATGGCATAGATGGAGCAGATGGCATAGGCATAGATGGCATAGATGGAGCAGATGGCATAGGCATAGATGGCATAGATGGAGCAGATGGCATAGATTCCATCGGTTGTGTAGGCATAGATGGAGCAGATTGCATAGATGGAGTAGGTACTGTAGGGGATGGCGCAGAAACAGATATATTAACAACTGGTGAAGAATTTTCAATATTTTCTTTATAAATAAACATTCTAAATACAATAAAAATGAATAAAGCTAAAATTAATATCCAAAAAAAATATTTATTTCTAAATATATTTTGGAGTTCTCTTGTAAAATTTTGCATTTTTAATTTTCTTGTCATTATATTTTATGAATATTTATAAACGATTATTTGTTAAATATTCTGTAATTTGAATAGGATTAATTTCTCTCAATAATGCTTCAGATAAGTCATAAAATCTAAATGTTTTTAATAATTTACTATCAATATAATGTAGAAAAAATTGATTTTTTGTTTTGACCTTAATAAAATAACAATATTCTGTTTCATGGCGCATACTTAATGTTGTTACTTTACCTTTTTGTTGATATAATAATACAATTGGGATATGATAAAAATACATTAACATTGTAACATCTATAGAAGTTATAAAATATTCTGGTGAAAGTATTATAGATTCAAATGTTGCTTTCTTTTTTTTTATTTTTTTTGAAAATTCTGTTTTTTTTTCACTTGACCATTTCAACAATATCAAATCTTTGTATCTACCAAGTTTGTTGTATGAACTAATAAGCATTCGCTTAATATCTGATATTTTGTAATTTGAATATTTTTTATCAAAATCTTTTAAAATGTAAATTAATAATAAAAAATTACAACTGAAATCATCTGCTAATTTTATTCTAAACCGTTTTGTTTTTTTTGGTAAAAGCTTTTTCCATTTTTCTGTAGGATAATCAGGCACATCAATTCCTCTATCAATACATTCTAACATATCCTTTGACCTGAGTATTTTCAAATTATGTGATAACGCCGTTTTAAGTATTTTTTTAGGAACTATAGGTTCTTCAATTCTTTCCACACGCGGTTTTGCCTTGAATATTCTTTTAATTTTTGATTTGAATATTGCTTTTGGTTTTCGAGCATCAAATGATAAGTCAAATTCTTCTTCTGGGCTTGAGTTTAATTCTAAATCATTCTTAGATTTACTTTTAGATTTACTTTCAGATTCACTCTCAGATTCACTCTCAGAATCACTGGCAGAATCACTTTCTTCTGATTGTAGATTTGGAGAATTCATTTTTGAGTTAACAACATTTGTATTTGCGGAAGATTCTGAATCAGATGTAGAGTCGTCTGAGTCTGATTCATTTGAATTAGAATTAATTGAATTAATTCTTTTATTAACCATTTTATTATTTGTTGGAGATTGGTTTTGTAATTCTTTAGAATTATTTGAATTAACTTTCAAAATTTCAAGTTCTGGTAAAATATCTTCTAATTCATCTGATTGTGAATTATTTGATGATTCTGAATTATTTGATTCATTTAATCTTGAATTAATAATTTTAGAAGTTGCTAGAGATTGATTTTTAAGTTTTAATTTATTTGATTCATTCGATTCATTTAATTGAGATGAATTTACTTTCAAATTTTCAAGTTCTGGCAAATCTTCATTTGGATAATTTACATTTTCTAATGGTTCTTTTTCTTTGTTAAGAGGAACTAAAGGATCTAGTGAAGAATTATCATCTACATTTTCTATTTCATCTAACTCACTTGAATCTTCTGAATCACTTGAATCACTTGAATCTTCTGAATCTTCTGAATCTTCTGAATCACTTGAATCTTCTGAATCTTCTGAATCACTTGAATCTTCTGAATCTTCTGAATCTTCTGAATCACTTGAATCATTTGAATCTTCTGAATCACTTGAATCTTCTCCTGAGTTGGATTCTGGTAATTCAAAATTGCCAGGACTTTCATATTCTACACTAGCAATATCAGCTAAATGTAAAATTTCTTCAGGTTGTAAATCTTCAAAACTAAGATATGTCACTCTATCATTACTATAAATGGTCTTTCCTAATCTTTCTAAATATGGCATCAATAATGATTCCAATAATAACAATTCATTTTCTGTCAAATTATATTTATCAGTAAAATAAATAGTACTATGAGATTGTTCAAATACAGATATTTTTACATTGTGATTTCTTAATATTCCATCTACAAATTTTATAAGATATAATACATTATTCTTTTTATTTGTATACAAATTGAGTTCAGGTATTAATAATACACCATCCGGTGTACAGTAACTTGTCTCCTCTTTACATACATTTATATCTTCTAATTCTAATAATACTTTTTCTGAATATGTAATAAATTGTATTTTATCTTCTATAATTGGTTCTAAAAGATCTTTTATTTGTTCAATCTTTGCTGGATATAACATCGAAGATTTTATTATTTCTTCAATCCTCTGACGTATAGCAAAATTTTCAAATGTATTTAATTCTATTTTTAATACATTGAAATAAGCACTATAAAATTTCTTTTCTAATTTTAATTTATGTATCATACTATCTTTATGATCTGATGACAAATGTTTTTTAATAACTCTATCCGTATGTATATAATTATGTTCTTCTATTTTATCTAATCCATATCTATCCTTTCCTTCATATTCATCTTCTTCTGGTTGTCTTAATTGAATAAATTGATTTGTCATAGTAAGTACACCCACAATAAGAGTATCTTCTAATACTCGTATCAATGGACGACAATATATTTGTTTGTTTGATTTTTTGTATAATTCCAATAAAGCTCTTACCGTATCATCATATGAGTTCCATTTTACATCATCTATTCTAATTATAGCAATAGTTGGAATTAAACTACTCGGTCTACAAGGAACAAAAAAATCAATTTTACCTTTGATAATAATACCTATTATAGTATAATCATATCCAATTACTTGCGAACTTATACTATATTCTGGAGGAAGTATTTGTTGAATCTCTTCAAAAGATTTATTTTGTTTGAAATTAAATTTTTTATTTACATTTACTTCTTTACATTGACCAGATTGACTTAAATTGATAGATTTTAATATTTTCGCAATAAATGATTCTTTTATTTCAAATAAAAAATTATATTCTGCTGGATCTATAGTGGTTAATTTTTTTTTTGATTCTTTTTTAGCATAAAATAATGGTTCAAAATAATCTCCTTTTTTGTACAAAATGATAGAAGGATTATTTATATCAAATTTGAATTGTGAATGATGTGTAGTAGGACAAATAATACTTAAATTTTGGGTTATATCGTCCATGGGTTCATATAAAATAATCATATTTATTTGTTTTTTGAAGAGTACACTACATACAATATCCCACAAATATTTGTAATCTACATATTTAGTTGTATCATTAATATATTCAATGAAATTGTTGTAACCTACTCGTATTTGATCTATTTCTGGATGTGATGGATCTGAAAAAATAATTGGTAATCTACCATTATGAAATTCATTTATGTTCTCTAGTGTTACTTCTTTTTTTATGTAATCCACTACTGAACCTAATGGATTACCTTTTATAATTCCCATATTTATTAAGATTGATCCAATTGCTGTTAAGAATGATGTATTTTTGTCCTGTTCTGTACCATATCGAAATAATAATGGTTTATTCAATTTAAATTTTTTTGTTTTTACATTTTCATAATAATCATTGATAGATATACTGAAAAATCGTTCAAGAGCCATTGTTAAAAAGCCAATTCTTTGTTTTTCTAACGGAAACTTTAATCCATTTTGTATATATTTATCAACATCTGTTCTTTCTTCTACTCTTTCTTGTGCCATTAATTTTGAGGCATCCTCTTTTCTTTTCAATAAAAAATCATGTGTCATTTTATGTTCAATCAAAATATTTTTTATACTACTGTCTGATAAATCTTTTATATCCTCTTCAGTAATCATTTTTTTTCCCTTTTTTATTTTTTCTTTTTTAATTTCTTTCAATAATTTTTCTCTATTCATTCCATTTAATAATTCTTTATAGTCTTTTATTACTCCAGGATTTTCTTTCATTTTGAAACAACATGGTGTAAAATGCCCCTTAGGATGCTTTTTACTATCCAAAAAGCCAGCTAAAGGATAATGTCCATGTTTATCTGTTGAAAATTCAAAAATAAATTTGTCTTTCATACTTTTTGCTTTAGATAATTTTTGATCTATTATCTTACTTCGATCTACATCTTTTTCTAACATTGGTTTATTTGTTCTTAAATTCCAGTATTTAGGACATATATAATAAAATGTGTTTGCTGGATCAGTCCCATATTCAACCGCACTTTCATATGTTCCAGGTGCTTCTCTATCTATTTCTTCTTTTTCTTCTTTTGTTAAAATAACAGGTTGTCTCCTGTGATTCCAAGGACACATTCTACTGTATTGTGAAAATTTTTCATCTTCTTCTTTCAAAAATAATGTAGGTTCCTTTTCTTGTAATCTTTTTAAAAATGGATTTGAATGCCCTGTTTCTTCTACTCTTGCATCATCTTTGTCTATATATTCAGTTCCATTATAAAATCCAATCATTTCATGTGTATTATCATAGATGTATAATTTTTTCTCTCCTTCTACATCAGCCCATACACTTTTTATTGCGGTGTATATTTGTGCGATATATTCTTGTGGAGGTAATTCAAATTTATTTATTTTATTTATAAATGTATAGCCTTTTGTTTTATTCCCCTGTTTATCAAATATTACTGTTTGTTCTAATATAAATCCAGGCATTGATATTTTTGATAATTCTGCGTCTGTCAATGACGTCTTTGCTCCCCTACATGTTGTCCCATCTTTATGAACAAGAGTACAATAATTTTTTACCATACATCTGAAAAAATCTTTTATTTCTGCGGCAACCCATTGTAATTGTTTATTACCAGTCAATTCTTTTACTGTTGCTTTATTATGATGATCATAGAAAAAGACTTCTTTTTTTGATTCTGTGTTTGAACCACCACTTAAATTTGTATGAGAGTTATCATTTATACTTGCTACACCAGATGATAGAGAACGTAATGATTGATTAGATGATTTTGAATCATTAGACGCATTTGGAGAAAAACTTTTAAATTCTTTATTTACTTTACTAGGTTTTGATTGAGAATTTTCAATATTACTTAATGCTTCTAAATCATTTAATGATTCTGAATCATTTGAATTTTCTTCACTTAATTCTTCTAAATTATTTAATGATTCTGATTCATTTGACTTTTCTTCACTTAATGCTTCTAAATCATTCAATGATTCTGAATTATTTGAAGTTGGATCACTTAATTCTGCTAATTCATTCTCTTGATTTTCTTCATTTTTATTTGATTTATTTTCACTTGGTTCACTTAATACTTGTAATGACTCATTCGAATTATTTGATTCTTCTTTATCTTCATTTGAATTTTCTTCACTTAATTCTTCTAAATTATTTAATAATTCTGATTCATTTGATCTTTCTTTATATTTATCACTTTTTTCTTTGAATAAGTTTTGAGCTAAAAATGCGCCTTCATTTTGTTTACCATTTATTTTGCGTTGTGTAAAATTCTCTACTAATGATTCATTTGATATAGGAGGTAAACTTTCAAGTTCTTCACTTTCATCTTCACTTTCATCTTCTTCTGCTTCTTCTTCTTCTGCTTCTTCTTCTGCTTCTTCTTCTGATTCTTCTTCTGCTTCTTTTTCTTCTTTTTCTTCTTCTTCTTGTTCTTCTAAATTATCTAATCTTATTGGTTCCTCTAATTTTGATTTAGATTCATCTGCGTCCTCATCATATTCATCTTCTTGTAACATTTTCAACAAATCTTCTTCTGTTTGTTCACCTATATCTTCACCATCTTCAATTCTTTCCATAGTATCTATAAAATCATCTGTGAATTCAATTGGTTCTTCAACCTCATATTCAATGTCAATAATTTTGACATCTTCTACCTGACAATATTTTTGTATATTATCTTCTTTCAAAATATTTTGAGAAAATAAAATAAGATTATTTATGAATATTATTAATGATTGAATATAATATGGATTTGTAATATTAGATATTTCAACCTCAATTGTTCTCTCTTTTTTATTTATTTCAATTGGAAACCCAGGATTATTTTTTATTCTGAAAATACGATTGGTTGAACGAGCCATTTCTTCTTTTGCTCTATACATCTCATTTACTTGAGACAATTTTTCACTAGCTTCCTCCATAGTAATATTATAATATCGAGACAATGCATTGATGATATAATCACGTGTTTGCTGCTGATTGATTAAATCCACTAAAAATGCGTCCATACTTTCTAATTCATCAAAATTAGAGACACGTTTATAACGCATTCTTATTTTTTCCTGATCTTCTACCAAATTGAAAATACTTGAAAAACAATTAATATATTTGGATAATTCTAATTTAGAATGTTTTTTGAATACAAGTTTGAAATTGAAATCTATTATTTCGACCGAGTCATTTATAAGTGTTTCAAACCGATTAAATATTTGTTCTGATGGATCAAAATATTCAAATAATTTTGATAAAATTAAATCCGTCGCATTTTTAATAATGGTTTCTATTTCTCCAAACTCAAATAATTCTAAATCATCTAAGGTAACATAGATATGACCAACTTTATTTATTTCAATTATAATAGGAATAATTTTATCTTTGTAAACTGTGTCAATAATATAATAAAGGGTATTCTCTTTTTTACATGTATTCATAATTTTGACAATTCTCTTTTTTTTTAATAATGGTACCTTGTTTCCAGTTTCACTTATTTTTGGAGAGTATATTCTATAAATATTTTCTTGTTTTTTACCAGGATTTAATTTTATTAAAGGAATCTCTTTGGATGATTGTAATAATCTAAAAAATATTTCACTTGGAAATATAAAGGATTGTTTTGTATAGATAACTAAATTAATATAGGTTACTCCTAATTGTTTTGTTGAAATGTCTTCTTTAAATACTTTATGATGAAAATCAATCATTTCATCATATTTCAAATATTTATCTACAAATGGTTGATCTTTTCCTTTTTCTGAAAATAAATATGGAAAATATACGTTTATATTATGGTCTAATTCTAAACCTTTTCCCTCTACATAATCATATACATCTTTTGCTAAACATATATATATTTTTGTTGGATTATAATCCATCAATAACAAACTAGATAAACTTTGAGCATTTTCATAATAATTAAATAGATTATCAAAAGGATTTACAATAAATGATTTATTTTCTACTCCAATTGGTTCATTTACTTCAACTTCTGTTAAATTTAATTTCAATATATCATCTATATCATATTCATCTTTTTCTTCTGATTCTAAATTATGATTAATACAAAAAGAAACAAATGTTTGTTTATCAATTGGTTTCGTATTATTTAATGATAATTTGTTATAAATATCATATGGATTAATAATTTTTGTTTTTTTGTGAAATAAATAATAATTATTTATATTTTGTCTAGTAATTCTTGAAATTTTATTTTTTACATTATCAATTGTATCATCCATATGAACATTTATTTCAATCGGAGTTTCTTTTTCATTTTGTAATAATACAAACTGAATGTCCATATAATTATAAAGTATATATTTTGGAGAACTTAACATTAAATAATAATGTTAAATACTTTTTACTTATGTAAAATATGGGCTACTGGTAATAGTCATTCCACAATATTCTTCATTTTTTTTACTATAATCTATTGGTGTGTATAATTTGAATTCTTCAGCCTCAGCAATCAAAAATGTAAAATTCTCCCAGAATTCGCTATTATGTCCAATTGATTTTGATGCTACATGAGCCATTTCATGTAAGGCAACAAACATGAGAGTATTCTCATCAATTAAATGATTATTATCTTCTTTCTTTTTATTCAAACAAAATGCTATTTTTTGTCCTTTGTTTTCACTATATGCTGTATATTCACTAGTAGGTAATGTCTCTACTATTTTTCTAGGATTGAATTTTTTAACCAATCTTTTTACATTTTCCTTTGTTGGATCACCAGCATATTTTTCATCTAAATATTCAACTAACAATTTCATTTTTTCTGTAATTCGTGCTAATAAATCAGATGCGGATTGAATATCTTTTCTTTCTCTTACGCAGTATTTGTCTCCATCTACTGTGGAAACAATACATTTCAATTGAAATATATCTGAATCACTATATATTTTATATGAAATAAACAAAATAAGTATTATTATGATATATCCTAAAATATCCTCTTTGTTCATTATATTAATGTATTATTTAATCTAATTATGAATTTACATATCACCTCCGATTTCAAGAGGACGACGAAGAGTATCAGCATCAATAGTAGATTGATTCCATGGACCAATATTTGACTTTGGAATAATTGGTTCAGAACGTTCCTGTAAACTTGGATTTCTTAAAGAGCTTCCTACAGTATTAATTCCAATTAATTGTCCAGCAGATAAAAGATTAATATTCTTCAAATCTGCGTTGGCAGGGTTTATGTTTGACCAGTCGCTATTCATATCTTTTGGCAAGAGATCGGAAGGATCTGTTTTTTGATTACATGATCCTGCGTTTTGATTTTGATTTAATCCAGCTACATTCAAAAAATTATTATCAGTTGAACCTAAACCAACAATATTGAGAGATGAATCTGGTTTACTTACAGATGGAACAGAAACACTATTGTACATATTATCTCTTGTTGTTTTTTTATTATTGTAATTGTATATTACAACCGCTAAGATTACTAATCCAAGTACTAAAATAACATTGAAAAAACTCTTTGAATTGTTCATTCTAAACTTCATTATATAAAGTTAGAA